AAAAATAATATATTCTATAAAGAAATAATATTAAGAAATTCTTATATAGCAAAAAATAGCATAAAAATTTATAAAAAAAATATTTCTAAGGAAAACGAAGAGTATTACGTGATTGATTCGCCATCGAAAATATTAAAATTAGATGACGGTATAGAAAATAATAAATTTTTAATAACATGTAACGATGTGTTGTCAGACAAGTATAATAAAGATAAATACATCGTTAAAACTAGTTTTTTGATAAGAGATTTCTCAGAAGAGCTAATAAGAAACAATATTCTATATGGTATAGATGATAGCAAAAAATATATTTTAAAATACATAGATTTATTTGATAAATGTTCTAAAAATAGCTTAATAAAAGATGCTAATATTTATATTTTCGAGCAGGAATACGAAAAAGAACAAACAAATATAAAAGAAAATATTAAAAATTTATCTTATATATTTGCTTTTTATACTGGTGGTGACTTAGAAAAGTACTACTCTTTATTCCTTTCTATTTTTCATCCATTATTTACTAACGTTAGATTGTTAAATCTGCTATTAAACAAACTAGAGATTATTGAGAGAAATTTTAATTCTTTTTTGAATGACTTAGATTTGTTTAAAATTTCTAATAATTCTTTTAAAAACATAAATAACATAAATCTTGAAAATGCCATAGAAGAAAACATTTCTAACAATGTTAATAAACCATATTTATTATTGGAACACGAATTCTATACTACCGGCCTTTATGGAGAAAAAGATTTTCAAACATTAGATTATAGTTTTGATGCTGATTATGGGCTAGAAGTTCTAGATACGAGAAAATATGAATCTAGAAAACAACAAATTTACGATGGTCTAAAAATTATAACAATACCAGAATTTAATGCTAGAAAATTAACAGAAGTAATTAAATACTATGGTATTGCTGACCAAAAAATATCTAACGAATTACAACACTTTAGTTGCCTAGGTATAGATTTAGGAAAAATACACTACCAGATAATCGATCAATCTACCCTAACAAATAATGATTTTAATGATATAGTTCTATATTTAAATGATTATAATGATCGTCAATTTAATTTTTCTAAGCCTGAGAGTTACTATTATCAATTATTGCAAAAGAATATAAATATAAAATCAATATCCTCAAGGAATAATGATTCTAGAAACCCAGCTCAAAGAACAACTGTTTTTGATCCAAATATAGATAGTAAAATAAAATCAATACAGTATATGTCCGATACCGGCATTAATGTTTTATACTATTTATTAGATAAAAATTCTTTACTAGAATTACCAAATAATAGCATGCAGTATGAAGCATCTCTGGAAAGCGGGAAATATGGTACGTCCATATCACCCATAACGTCAGAATTAAAAGATAATTTTGAAGTAAAACCTAAGTTTATATCCTTATATAATAACTTTTACAATAATCAAATGATAGAATCAGGCAGTAACTATTCTATTTATCAATTACAACCAGCGTGTGTAAATTCAATATTTGATAAAAAATTAATAACATATGATAAGTATTATGTAGTAGAAAACAAAAAATACATTCCCTACGAACAACAAACAATTAATGTTTATGAATTTGAAAAAGAAATTAATTTTAATACTTTACCAAAATTTTTAAATAGAAACATAGTTAATAGTAAATTTATAGTTAACTTAGAAGACTTATAAAATGTTAAACAATAATGCTGTATATATAAATATTGGTAATTACCTAGGTAACGTAGATGAAAGTACATACGATACTGGTTCTTATTTGACGTTTAACGTAGATCAGGTTAGATATTACTCAAAAAATTACTGGATTTCCAGCGATAACGAACTAGTAGTTGCAAACCAAAAAAATAATAATTATATGTTCTCTCTGGAACATATCGATAGTGGTTCAGTAGTATTAATAGCAAATAAAGAAAAATTTTCTAATTTAAAAATTAACAATAATGGTATTTTAGAGAATATTTTTGATCCTATTTCTTGGGAATCTTTTGCAAGAAAAGTTGGCCACGACAACAATGTTTACGAAGATTATTATCTAGAAATAGAGAAATTACTTGATTCTAAAAAAGAAGAGTTAGAAAAAAATATAAAATATTTTAATAATAAATTTGTATATAACTTCTTTTCTGACAGATATGAATCTATATCTAATGATATATCGATTGATGATACAGAGCTCCCATCGTTTGTTAATTTTTTAAATTTTAAAAATAACAAAGATAATACGTATAAAAATATAAATCTTTCATTGGGAGGACTAATAGAAGATAATTATGTTGAATCTGTATTGTTATCAACAGATCAAGAAAATATAAAAAAGTATTTTGAAAAATATTCTGATGTTATTATGCGTGACTATGGTTCTTTATTAATTTCATCGTTTAATAAAGATAATTATAGGGTTAATATAAACAACATTTTACAAGAACAAATTAAATACATTACAGATGTACCATTCCCATTTTATGCAGATATTAAAATAAATAATCCATCTTCCAAACAGAAATTATTTTTAAACGGAATCCTAAATTATAAAAAAATTTCTGATGACATCCTGTTTCATTTCCAGAAAAGAACAGAATTTGAATCCACAGAACCGTTTATTGTAAAAGACGAATCTTTAACCAATCAAACAATAATAAATTATGATGTAAAAGAGTGGATAGAAAGAGAATTAACCGGACTATTAAATCCAGGATCAGCAGGAGATGAAAGGATTATAGAAGAAACAGATCGTAACTTTAAAGATGTAGAATATGCTTCTTTAATAAATTATATTAAAAATACTATAAAACCTACTGTTAGAAAATACTCCGAACTACAGACAAAATCATGCTACAGTGAGGTTGTATTATATAAGATAGAAAAAAGATTATTTAAAGGCGATAATCAGCCATTACAAGAATTTTGGTTCCAACCAAATAATATAGATTATTTAAGACTAATAGATACACAAATATCTTACGAAAAAGAATATCACTATGACATATTTGCTTATACCTTTGTTGTGGGCAATCAATACTCTTACCAGTTATATGATTATACAAGCAGTGAATTAGAGAGATTACAAGATATAAACAATGGAATATATAAATTACAAGTAAAAAATAGCCCCACGTATAAAATTTTAAAAATTCCATTGGCTTATTTGCAAGGTGCTGTTCACGAATATCCTTTAACAAAACCACAAATAAAAATAGATAACGAAGAGAATAATATAGTCTTTAATATTCTACAATCTAAATCAGAATCACTAGAGAATTTTAAAATTGTAGAAAATAACGATTTTACAATATTTGATAAAATTAGAAATTCTCAACAAAATTCAGAGCAAGACAAGATAAAATCAATAAATACTAGTGACACAAGAAAGACCGTGGAGATATACAAAACCATGGTTAAGCCAATAAGTTCAATATCTTTTCAGGGTAAAAAGTATAAAACTATTGTATTGGATAATCAGACGTTTATAAAAGACGAAATATTAACAAATATAAAGTATTATTATATGTTTAGATTTTTAAATAATCACAATACCCCCTCTAATATTTCTAATATTTATGAAATAGAGCTAAAAGAGGAAGATGGTTATATCTATTTACAGACCCAAGAAGTCGACCTAGAGCAAAAATTAGAAAAAAATATTTATAAAAATTTCAAAAGATACCTTCTAATAAGACCCAGTATTGTACAAACTCAAGTAAATTCAAGAGTGATAGTTAATTCTATTGAAGATGTAAATCTTGGACCCAATAAAGAATCCATGTGGGGTAAGGACTTTATAGTACGTATAACTTCTAAAAATTCTAATAGAGTTTTAGAATTTAATCTTAAATCAATAATAAATCGGAAAAAAGAATAAAAACATCTAATTATAAAAGAACAGAGGGATATAAATGGCTTCTTTTTTACAAAATAACGGCGATATCATACTAGATGCGGTGCTAACTGATTACGGCAGAAGACTGCTAGCCAGAGGCGATGGATCATTTAAAATAGCTAAATTTGCGTTTGGTGATGACGAGATCGATTATGGTCTTTTTAAATCAAAAGAAGTATCTGTAAATCAAGATGTTGATATTATGAATACACCAATTCTAGAAGCTTTTACAAATAACGCTGCTTCTATGAAGAGCCAATTAATTACATTGGGCATAGATAATGTACTATTCTTACCTGTGCTAAAATTAAAAAATAATAATGATAATACAATAGGTGATTTCGGAACACCATCCACGGTATACAGCGGATATGTAGTACCGATAGATAGTAACATAAATAATACCTCTACGTATTCTTCTTACGCTCTAACCGGAACAGTCCAATATAGCTACATCGATGGCGTATTAAATGTTTCCAACAAACACATTGTAATAGACCAAGGATTAGATTCTGATAAACTAAATTCTTTACAGAGCCTAAAAGATACATCACCAATGCTATATGAAACAGAGTATAATATATATGTTGATAATAGGTTCTGCTCTGTAGGCAAAACAATAGATGGTACGCTATCTTCGCTAAGACCACTCAGCGTTGATGACGATAATATAGCTGTTTATAAGTTAACCGAACAATCATTGATGAACAACACAACATTCGTCACACAGATTAAACCAGATACGGATATAACAAAGAGTAACAGTGTTATAGCTGGCACGAAGGGATCTAGATTAATGTTTACTCTTGTTCCTAATGGTAATTTGTTATATACAAATACAATGTTCGATAAATATGGCAAAATATTAAACTTAAATAGCAACCAGCCTTCTAAACAATTTAGAACACTAAAAATGCCCGTAAGAGTAGTAGGTGTGACAACTGGATATTCACTTGACATGAACGTAATGTTCGCTAAAGTTATCTAATAAAGTAGGATAAAAAATGGCTTCTTCATATAAATATTTTTCTGACCACGACAGAGTAGTAGCAACAAATAACTTAACAGAAGTTGTTTCAAACGAACGCGGATCCGTATGGGCAAGCTCTAGTTACGCTCCTAAATATTTTACTCAATATGGTTCAGGAACAGTAGATTTCGCTACCAGCAAAAGAGTATTTGATGTAACATTTGGTAGAAGTTCACAAACTACAAATGCAGAGTACTCAAATACAAACTATGACCCAGAAAAAAATATTTATAATCAATTCGCTAAAATACTACTTGGGCATGACTCAAGTAATAATATCAATAAGTTCAGCCTAGAAGAAACAGAAGCATCGGTTTTACATAATGCATATTTTATAAACTTTTCTAGATCACAATTCAAAGATGAAATAAAAGAAGGGTCTGTTTCTATAAAAATCAATGTCAGCGGAGCTGTGAATATTAATTTAGTGGATAGCGGATCTTCTGGTACCGACATACGAGAATGTGTGGCTGGTCATTATGGAAAATTATTTGCTACTGCTTCTTCTACAAGCGATACTTCTTCTCTAGTATTCGCTGGCGGAGAAAAGATCGAAGGTTTAGTTTTTTATGAGGCTGGTATCGCCGTAGTATCACCATATATTTTCTCACAATATTCAACAGATGCAAATCCATCAGGAAGCAATGATTATTTACACTCTAACTCTTTAGGGGTGCTAAATAGCGCAGCGCCAGTAGTCAGTGGGACTTTTGATATACGTAAACAAATAGTTTCAGGCTCGATAGACGAAGATAATTATGCCCTAACCACACATCTTTTAACGGCTAGTTACCATGCCAATACAGAGCTAAATTCAACAATTTATTTCTGCCGTGCATATAATCATGAGTTTAACTACTCTTCCAACCCCACGTATTTAAATAATAGTGAAATAGTAATAAAAGATGGTGATCCAGAAACCCCTCCAAGGGCCTATATAACAACAGTTGGTTTATATAGTGATGATAATCAACTATTAGCGGTTGCTAAATTATCAGAACCTATATTAAAGACTCCTGAGAATGAGTTAATAGCCCGTGTCCGTTTAGACTTTTAGTTTTGAAGGACTATAGATGACCAACAATAATGTTCATCAAAGTAGAAATACTTTAAATAACTCTGCTAAATCTACTAGCAGAGTTAAATTGAACATGTACGGCGGTGTTTTAAAGGGTAATATCATAACGGAGCCAATATTTCCACCGCCGCCACCACCACCGATAGTTTGCGAAATAGATGCATTAGATTTTAGTTGTGCAGATAATTCAGAGTATATTGGGGTGATATAGAATATAATAAATAATAGCAGGCGATAACTTTCTTAGCAAGGTTATCGCCTGTTTCTTTAATAAAATACTATATATAAAAGAAGTTACAAATAAAATGTCAAAATATAGGTTTATAAAAGATTCAAAACTAGAAAGACCAAGAAATATAAGCCACGAAGTCTTTATGTCGGCTTCATATGGTGATATATTTGAATATCAACCTGTAGATAATCCATTAAAAATATATCACTTTAGTGGATCTGTTACCGGCTCTGACGATTACAAAGTTTTAAGGTCGTTGAAAAATACAATAAATTATTATAAAGCGCAAGATGATCTATTCCAACATGATAATTTTAACAATAAACCATCATCTCTATACGCATTCAGTACAGCGCATCTTGGATCTGGTTTTGAAAAAGGATCAATTGAATTAAATTATTATCTTTCTGGCGGTTTAATATCAAAAATAAGGGATTCCAGGGAAGATGGTGTACTATACTCAGATAATGACGAGAAAGTTGGTATAGTTTTATATAAAGAAGGATTTATATTAATCAACAACACTTCTTCTTTGTCTAATGTTATATGTGACTTTTCTTCTAGTTATCAAACCTTTCAAGATAATCCGAAATGGATTCATGCGTTTTTAAGTGCAAGTGATTCTTTATATTTTGATATAAATTATGGCATAAAGAACGATGTTTCTACAAATTTAAATTTTGTATACGCCGAGAAGAATGAATTAAATCATTCTAACGATCCAACATATATAGAATCAGGTAGTTATAGGCCAATATCTGGTTCGTTTTTCTTTAAAGAGAATGAAGATATACGTATCAAAAATACTGTTAAATCACCATTTGTTAGCGGAAGTGCTAATTTTGAAAAGCAAACATTTATAACAAAAATAGGCTTATATGATGAAGATAAAAAACTGATTGCTGTTGGCAGTCTAGCAAATCCTGTTAGAAAAACAGAGAATAGAGAGTTTGTATTTAAACTAAAAATTGATTTTTAATCTAATTAAAACATGGAAAATAAAACACCAAACATAGAATTAACCTACGCATCATCAATCGAAAATGTTGATTTTGCTTTTTATGATTGGTTAGATAAAGAACTTAATCTTTCATGCAACTCTAAAGACGGATTTAAAAAAGTACCGGTTATATGGGTAACCCCTGAGCGCGCCTTTCAAGTAAAACAAAATAAAGAGTTTAGAGATATAAATGGAACATTAAATGTTCCAATGATGACAGTAGAACGAACATCTATAACAAAAGATGTTAAAAACAATGCAACATATTACACAAATTTACCTCCCAAAAATAATAGACAAATTATAGCAAAGCGTATAAATCAGAAAAAAACTTCTGAGTTTGCTAACGCTGATAGCAATCGTAAATATGGACCAATAGGGTTCGTGTCTCCAAGAAGAAATGAAAAAGTAGTCTATCAATTTGATAGTATGTTATTGCCTGTTTATGCTAATTTTACTTATAACATAACTGTTTTTACGCAATTCCAGCAGCAAATGAATGAAATACTACAACCTTTTCTTGCCAGAACTGGTAGTACTAGATATTTCATTATTGAGCGTGATGGTTATAAATATGAATGTTTTATAGAGCCTAACTTTGAAACAAAAAATAATATAGCGTCAATGGAAGAGGAAGAACGACGCTATATAACAAACATAACTATTAAAGTACTTGCTAATCTTATATCAGATGGTGCAAATCAAGCTGATTCCGTAATTAAAACATATGAAAACGCAGTTGAACTAAAACTACCAAGAGAAAATCTAATAATTGCTAAAACGGAAATAGTTCAACCTAAGGAAATAGTCGCGCCAGCGAGTAACGTAGGTACACAAATATATTCAAACGTGCTTATGAAAAAAGTATTTCTTATAGGCGATGGTATTAATTCACTATATACCGTTGTTCACAACTTTAACACTAGAGATATTATCACGATTGTAAGGTCTAATGGTGGCCTTACCGGTGATGACTTTGGTAGAGTCGAAGTCGCTATAGATTATAGTGACCCAAATCATATAGATCTCGATATGGGTGATATTATTGGAGTTGATGAATATTCTGTAACGATTATGGGTTAAAGAACTAGTTATATGTAAATTTGAGGATTTATAATGTCACAAAGTTTAATAGTGAAAGATGGTAATGGCGATATAAAGAGTTTACAAGTAGATTCAGGTAGCTATGGATATATTTCTAATCATGCTATTGTCTCGACCGCTACCGGATCGGCAATAAAAAAATACTATACTGATGGACCAGACGGCTGGGAATGGGTTGTTTCAAAAGGTGTTACAACAATTCTTGGTTTTGATAAAGACAGAAAATCATTAATTATAAACAATAATACAGAAATTGGCAAATGTTATATTCTTGTTGGATCAAATAACTTTGGAACAATAACGGATGTGACAGCAGCGCCACCAACCTATAGCTTTTTATTAGATCCAAAAGGAACTTACTTTTCCGATACTACAACAGCTGTTTTACAGCACGCTATATATATTCCAAGTTCTTCAAATATTCCAAATTCATCGTCTATGACCGTTTGTGTAACCGAGGTAAAATAATATGTCTTATGTAACTTATCCCACTTATGTTCTACCAAATGATCTAAATGTAAATTCAGTAACGGCATCAAATGGATTCACAGGTTCTTTTATTGGTGACGGCTCCCAATTAACAAACATACCTTCTACTGCCGTTAACTTATCGGCCTATGCAACACTTACTGGCGTGTCAGGAACTTTCGTTTCACAATCACAACTGTCTGATTATGCTACCTTAACTGGCGTTAGTGGAACTTTCGTAACCAATGCTGCTGCAACTGCTTCATTAGCTTTCTTAACCGCTTCAAATGTATTTAGTGCAAATCAAACAATATCAGGCTCAATGTTTGTCAGTGGTTCTTCATATGTTATTGCTAGTTCCTCTTCCCCGGCACTTAGAGTAGCGCAAGTAGGCTCCGGTCCCGCTTTCTTTGTTGAAGATGAAACAAGCCCTGATTCATCAGGCTTTGTAATAGATCCATCAGGAAATGTTGGTATTGGATATTCTAGTGGTACTACATTCTCGCGTAAACTACAGGTAAATGGAAATATTAACGCCGGGACGTTTATCGGTAATTTATCAGGTACTACTGCGGGTTCTAGTGTAATAGCGGGTATGATAACTGCCTCAAGTGGTTTCTCTGGTGGGTTATATGGAACTGCTTCATATGCATTAGATGCTGACACACTAGACGGTCAAGATTCAAACCTATTTGCTTTAAAGACCGATGTAACCGGCGCATTAACTCCATATGCAACACTAACAGGAGTTAGTGGCACATTCGTAACAAATACAGCTGCAACTGCTTCACTTGCTTTCTTAACCGCTTCAAATACCTTTACTGCTGTTAACACATTCCAAAGTGCAGTAACTGGTACTAGTGCTTATCTATCTGGCGATCTATATGTCAATGGTACAGCTAGCATAGCAGTCCTAAATACAGTTCAACAACAATCATTAAAGATTGGTGATAAATATATCACAATCCTAAGTGGTGCTAGTTCACAAGCAGAAATGGACGGAGCTGGTATCCTGTTTGGAAGCGGCAGCTCAGATACTCCAAAGGGTGAACAAGACTCTGTAGCGCATATAATTTACAGAAATGGTAATGATCAACTAGAAGTATTTCCCGGGTTGAAGGTTTCAGGTAGCTTAACAGCTTCGGCTGCTTCTTCATTCACCGAAGCAACTGCTTCTGTTGGTTTCAAAGGTGGCACCTTCGAAGGTTCCTCGATTAGTGGATCAAGCACGCTAAAGATTGGTGGTTTATCAACCTTCGGCGGTTCAGTTATAGTTCCAATGAGAACTGAAACTGCAAATTATAGCATAAGTGCAGCGACTGATTATATCGTTGCATTCAGCGGTAGTAACTTAACTGCATCATTGCCAAGCGCTGCTGATGTAAACGGATTAACATTAATTGTTAAGAACACTCACACCTCACCACTATTTATTACCTCATCAGTTAGCACAATCGATGGTGGCTCATCAGTAACAATCAGCACACAATATAATTCATATACATTTGTCTCAGACAATACTAATTGGTTAATTGTTTAATTATAAAATAATATAATATCAATATAAACCAGAGAGAATAACCGCATGTCATATATAAAACCAGAGATACCTAGTAATTTAGATGTCAATTCGGTAACAGCATCCGCTGGATTTACTGGTTCGTTTATTGGTGATGGTTCTGGATTACAAAATATACCATCAGGCGCTGTTGATCTTTCTGCTTACGCGACACTAACAGGTGTTTCTGGCACGTTTGTAAGTAATGCTGCTGCAACAGCTTCGCTAGCATTCCTAACTGCTTCAAATACGTTTACTGGTGTTAATACTTTTAATAATAATATAGTTATAGGCGACAGTAAAATATTGCATGGGTATCTTGTATCAGCTAATGGTGCAAGATCACATGCACAAGGACAAGCCTCCCAGGCAAATGGAGTTGGCTCTTATTCTCAGGGAAATGGTGTAACTGCTGGCGGTGATTATTCTCACGCTGAAGGATTAGGAGCTGTGGCAATCGGATTTGCTTCTCACGCAGAAGGAAACAGTGCGCATGCTAACAGTAACTATTCACACGCAGAAGGCGATAATACAGTAACAAATGAACAATGTTCACATGCTGAAGGATCTTTTACCACAACCTATGGATATGCTTCTCATGCCGAAGGACTCGGAACAATTACGTCTGCAAGTTACCAACATGTTCAAGGTAAATATAATGCAACAAGTTCAACTGCATTAGCGTTAATAGGAAACGGAACTGCCGATAACGCAAGGTCTAACATATTAGAAGTATATTCAACAAATATTATAGTATCTGGTGGACTAAATGTAACCGGCGGCATAACAGGTTCTATTAGCGCAAGCACATTAGTAGTTAATAACCTAACCGCTTCTAACCTATCAGCTTCATCTGTTAATGTAGATTACATAGATTTTAACACAACGCTATACCCAACACCACCACCTCCACCAGCAACTCTTGGAAGAATATTCTATAATGCTGGCTCTGGGGATTTATCAACTTATCTTGATACAAACGGCTTATATTTAAATAACGGACAACAATTAGTACAAAGAATACATAACGCAAATATATCTCCAACATTAACAAAAGGAACAGTTGTACATATAACAGGCAGTACAAACGCTGCTGTACCAAGAGTAACAAAAGCAGATTGGTCAAACGATAGCGGATCCGCAAATACTCTTGGTATAGTTATGAGCGACATAGCTTTGGGCGACGAAGGTTATGTGCTAGTCCAAGGTGTTATAGACTATAATACAAATGCTTGGGGTAACGGCGACATAATATATCTATCGGGAAGTGGTGGCTTATCTAACGTTAAACCAATTGCTCCAAAACACACAATAGTTGTTGGTCAAGTAGTAACTTCCAAAAACGATGGTTTGCTCTATGTTTCTATACAAAACGGTTATGAATTAGGCGAACTACACGATGTAAAAACAAACGGTAAAACAAATGGTGAACTATTAATATGGGATAGTTCTATACCAGCTTGGAAAAATAGCTCAACATTAAATGGTTATACGTTTACTGGAATTAACACTTTCCAAAATGCAATAACTGGTTCATCAGCGCTCTTTACTGGTTCGTTAAACGTATCAACTTCTATAAGTGCATCACAAATTACAGGATCATTTAGCGGAAGCGGCGCATTAATAAATAATATCACCGCTTCTAATATAAATAATTTTACATCTGATGTAAGAAATCAATTTACAGCCGGCGCAAATATATCAATAGATTATAATACAGGAATTATAACCGCATCAGCTGGAACAACTGATCTATCTGCATATGCTAAGTCGGCTGATGTTACAAGTTCATTTGCTAGACTTACTGCTTCAAATACATTTACAGCTGATCAAACAATAACTGGTTCGATTTATGTGAGCGGTTCATCGTATTATGACGTTAGTTCATCTAACCCAGCATTAAGAATAACACAAAGAGGCGCTGGTACTGCATTAAGAGTAGAAGATTCAACAAATCCAGATTCTAGTCCATTTATTGTTGATTCTGGTGGAAATGTTATTATTGGTCAACAAACCCCTTATGCAAATTTAACAGTAGTTGGAAATGTTGTTCAAGGAAGCAATTTACAAACTGCTCAAGGTGTTGGCGCTCATGCAGAAGGGGATTCAACTAAAGCAACTGGTACAACTTCTCACGCAGAGGGTGCAACAACTCTAGCATCAGGAATTGCATCTCACGCAGAAGGGCAATGGACAACAGCATCAGCAAATTATTCTCACGCAGAAGGTCTTTGGACAATTGCTTCTGCAAGCCATCAACACGTTCAAGGTAAATATAATGCTACAAGCACCACTGCACTAATGCTTGTTGGTAATGGCACTGCCGATAATGCAAGAAGTAACATATTGGAAGTTTACACGGGAAGCGTTGTTGTTAGTGGATCTTTAAACATAACAGGTGAAACAACCTTTGGAGGCGGTATCAAATCATCAATATCTACAAAAACCTCTAATTATCCACTAACCGCTTCTTCGGATTATATCGTTGCGTTCAGCGGAAGTAATTTAACAGGAACGTTACCGGCTGCAACCAATATAAAAGGAACAACTTTTATAGCTAAAAACTTAAGCGCAACGCCACTATTCATTACAGCATCCAGTGGTCAAATAGATGGTAGTACTACTGGTATCACACTGGCTTCGCAATATGAAAAAGCAACTTTTATTTCTGATAATTTTAATTGGTATACAATATAAACTATTTTATATGCAATAAAGTCTTTTTCTTTTTTTAAATACTAATTATATATAAGCGTGATTTTGTATTAAAAGCAATCTCACGCTTTGTATTGTCTATTTATCACACGCCGTGACGACGGCAAGGAGATCCAAATTAATGGCAAATCCATTAAAAGTTCTAACCCAACTTAGCGCTTCAAAAGAAGCACAATTTGCGGAAGTAGTTGAAATGCAAAAAACCGTCACCGTTTCAGGTGGCGATCTTAGATACACCAATGCTGAAGGTGAAATCAGCGGTTCAGGCGCGTTTAAGAATGCAGGCGCTGCACAACTAGGTTCAACCCTAGCTGTTACTGGTGATGCAAATCTAGCTGCTAAATTAGATGTCAAAGGTGACTCTGCTCTATCCGGCGCTCTAGGTGTTGTTGGAGTTGCAACTCTACAAGATCAAATCGTTGTAGCTGGTGCAGCTGACTTTAATAGCTCAATGGATGTTCAAGGTGACCTAAACCTACAAAGCGACCTAGACGTAGCTGGTTATGTAAAAGTAATTGGCGAACTAAGCGGTTCTGCCGCATTAAACATCGGTGGTCAATCTCACTTTGTCGATAACGCACAATTTGATGCTGAATTAAATGTTGACGGCGCTGTTGACATGGACAGCACCCTAAATGTTGCTGGAAACATCACTGCTCAAGCATCAGCATCAATCGCTGGCGATCTAGACGTTGACGGCCTAGCTGATATCGCTGGTGACCTAGGCGTTCATGGAAATGCAGTTATCTACGGAAACCTCGAAGTTAAAGGTATGACCACTACTATCGAATCAACTACCGTAACTGTTGCTGACGCGAACATCCAATTAGCGACTGTTGCTTCACCAACCGATTCCACCGCTGACGGTGCTGGTATCACCATCCTAGGTACATTCAACAAAACTTTCCAATGGAACAATGACGGTCATGGCTTTACCTCAAGCGAAAACATGAACCTAGCCGGTGGCAATGTTTACAAGATTGACGGACAAGAAGTTCTAGCCAAAGACGGCTTAGAAACCACTCTATCATTTGCTGGTGGAACTGCAAACGTTGCAGTATCTTCAACCGCAGTTTCTATCGATGGTGATCTAGAATTATCTGACGATCTACACGTTCTAGGCGATCTAGATATCGATGGTGCATCAAACTTTGATGGCGTTGCTACATTCGCAAGCGACGTCACTGCTTCAGCAAATCTTGATGTTGCTGGCAATGTTCACATAGCAGGTGGAAAACTTGAAATAGACAGAGTAGGAGACTTTGCGATGGTTGAATTAGATGGCTTTGCTGCTATCTATGCCAACAGCTCTAACGAACTAGCAATTGCTGACGGTGCGTTTACAATACACCAGACCAGCGGCGTTGCAATCTTTAGCTCTGATCTATCTGCCTCTGCTGGTCTAGATGTTGTTGGTAATGCACACATTGCTGGTCAACTAGACGTTGATCAAGCTGCTGATCTAGGTTCAACTCTAGATGTCGCTGGCGTTGCTTCATTTGCAGCTGATATCACTGCTTCAGCAAATGTTGATGTTGCAGGAGATGTTCGCATACAAGGTGGAAAACTTGAAATAGATGCGGACGCAGGTATTGCTTCAATATATTTAGATGGTCTTCCTGCTATATATTCCAACCCTCTTAACGAACTAGACATTGGCGATGGTGCTCTTTTAATAAATCGTTATACATATGCCTCTACCTTTTCTGCTGATATCACCGCTTCAGCTGGTCTAGATGTTGCAGCTGCTGCTCATTTTGCAGCCGCTGTTGATATGGGCAACACTCTAAATGTAGTTGGCCAAGCTGACTTCCAAGACGCTGCAAATTTCCACGGCAATGTTGCAATGGATGCAGCTCTAAACCTAAGCGGTTCAGCATTCATCAACATCACCACCCCAGTTGTTGCTGGTAAATATAACGTCAATGACGCTATCCGCGCTCTAGATGACAAAGCTGGTCAACAAGCAAACAACATTAACAGCAACTACGCTGCTCTACGTTATCTATCTGCTGCAAACTTCGATGCAAACGGTATGGCTGCATTTACCTCAAGCTTCGCTGCTGCAGACATCGAACAAGTATCAGTAGACGTATTAGTACAAGCTGGTGGATCAGGCCCATGGACCAACGATCTACTATCAGTACAAGTTAAAGCAGCTGGCTCATTCGTTGGCTTTGAAATCAGCGCTCCAGCAATGGGTGCTTCTGACAAAGTACGTATCATCGCTGTCAAAGAAAGCGGTTCACTAGCTTAATTTAGAAATAGTATACAAAATATACATACTAAACTAAGTGTTTAAAGAGGTGGCGGTGCGAAAGTGCCGTCACTTTCTTTTTTTCAAAACTAATTATTAATAGTACTATATTTATATTTATTATTCTTTCATGGGCTATTGCCCAAGGAACCAATTCATGCCAGTAACAATATCAGGTATAAGAAGCACTTCTACGTTTACAGTTGGAAACGGTGGAACGGGTGCAACACAATTTGATGAAGGTGGTGTATTAATAGGACACGGAAACAGTCCAGTAACATCAATAACAGGAAGTGATGGACAAGTATTAACTTGGTCAGATGCAGAAGGTAGCTGGGTTGCAGCAGAACCAGCAGCAGGCAGTGGTGGTTCTGGTGGTGGTATCGCATCAGTAACAACTTCTGGTAACTTACAAGGCAGTGGAACTGCTGGTTCTCCAGTAACATTAAAAGCTAATATTTCACTAACCAGTGTTACAGCTTCATTTAACGGTAATGGTTCAGCATTAACTGACTTAACTGCTTCACAAATTGGTGGTTTAAACGCTGCGGTTGACGCAAGAATAACCAACATTCCTAATGCTTCTCTACAAAATAGCTCAATAACAGTAAATGGTCAAGCTGTTTCATTAGGTGGCACAGTAACAATAGCAACAGTAGATGAAAACCCATCATTCACAAGCATTACAGCAGCAACTGGTACTGTATCTGGTGATTTAACTGTTCAAGGTAATCTATACGTTAATGGTGCTCAAACTGTTGTTAATACAACAGATTTAACAATCACCGATAACATTATATTAATTGCGAGTGGCGCAGTAAACGCTGCTCAACTAGATGGGTCCGGTATACATTTTGGTAGATTACCAAGTGAAGATGCTAGAATTATCTATGACTCCGTAAATGATTGGATGGAAATATATCCAGGAGTTAGTGCATCACTATATACTGGTAATGGTGCTGGTTTAGTTAATGTACCAAACAGTTCTCTCCAAAATAGTTCAATAACAATAAACGGTTCACCAATATCTCTTGGTGGAAGTGTAACAGTTGCTGATACAAGCACAATGAGCTTTACTGCATCTGGTTTTGCAGTAGGTGATGTTGTTGCACTAAGCGGCTCACTTGTTAAAGCAGATTATTCAGATGATACCAAATCAAATGCATTTGGCGTTGTTTCAGCAGTTGCCGGAACCAACGTATCTGTTAGAGTGTTTGGTGAAATAACTGCATTAAGTGCAAGTAACTATGCTACTGCTGGTACTCTTGTATATGTTGGACCAAGTGGAAGCGTTGTTAACTACAGCAGCATTCCAAGTGGTAAATACGCAACACAAATAGGTATAATCAGCCCTTCGTCTGGAAAGATTATCATTCAACCAAGAATATTTGGTCAAAAGAATTAATTTAAGAAGGAAAATGACAAATGGCTAAAAAAAGCTTAATACTTTCTAATAATGATGGAAGAGTTACATTTAGTAACACTGGTTCCCTTTGGTATGACGATGTAACTTTGTCGATAACAGGCAGTGAAATATCTGCAAGCTCAATAGCATTCGCTGGTATTTCAGTTAATAAACTAATGTATGTTAGCGGCAGCAGCATACTTCCAGTTGTTACAGGAACTGTCAATAATGGTGCTCTTGTATGGAATGCAACAACAAGTCAATGGTCAGCAAGCGCTGATATAGTTGAATATTATACTGGTAGTGCTGGAGGCGATTTATCTGGTACATTTGGACAAATTGGTTTTCCAGTAGTAAAAAATATATCAAATGTTAGCTCTGGTACACTATCTGCTTTTTATGGCGGAACTGGTGCAAATATTCCAACTGGAACAAATATATTATTAAAAGCAACAAGCGGTAGTTTCACATATCTATCTGCAAGTGCAGCATCTTCAGGAAGTCTTGTAACAGCAACTTCACAAAATGGTTGGACGTTAGCACCTCCTGCGTATCAACCAGATGTAAGATTTTATACAAGCGGAAGCACTGGTAATACATTCACGTGGACAAAACCAACCGGCGCAAGATTTGCAAGAGTTATCTTACAAGGTGCTGGTGGTGGTGGTGGAGGGTCCACATCAAATAACGCTCCGTCTGCACTAAATGGTGGCGGTGGTGGTGCAGGTGCATTCACAGACGTAACAATAGAAATATCGTCAGTCTCATCAGCATCTGTTACTACAGGAATTGGTGGTAATGGAGGTATTTGTAATGTTGTTGCATCCACAACAAATGGTTTAAGTGGCTCCATAACAAGTTTTACAACAAATGCTGGAACTGTTTTAAGCGCCAATGCTGGTCTTGGAGGAGTAAGAACAAGCGGAGCTAATACAAATGCTGGTGGTGCTGGCGGAACTGCGATGTCAGTAGCTAACGGTGGGTATTCTAAGACTGGCGATGCTGGTGCGACAGGTGGTGCGGCTCAAAGGACTGTTTATGCAATATGTGGTGGTGGAGGTGCCGGTGGATGGTATAATCGCTCAATTATTACTCCTATAATTCAATCAACTTCTTTTGGTTATAGCACAACATCAGATGGTGTAAATTTAAGTATGTTAACTTTTGCTTCTGGAACAAATGGAAATCTAACCACTCCAGAACGTGCTGGTTATGGTGGCGGTGGGGCCGCCGCTGTCGCCGGTAGTACTGTTGCGCCAACTCAGCGCGCCGCTGGCGTGACTAGTGATCACGGTGGTCATGGCTACGTATTAGTCATCTCTTGGTAACAAATTTTACAGAGGATAAAATAAAATGGCAATCAAAAAAATATCATATGATTTAAGTGGTAAGATAAAAGAAATAGCTTCCTCTTCTGTGAATTATGATGATGGCAATAATAAATTGACAGTCGATAAAATGTCATTTAGTACCGCATCAGTTGGTACAGGAAATGGATTATTATCAACATTAGTCGGTGGAACATTATCAGCATCAGCAGGAGCAAGTGATGGTGAAATTGTTTCTTGGAGCACAAGTTCAAATAAATGGGTTTTAAAAGGTGACACGGTTGATCTAACAAATGTAATTCCGACTGGTGACTTAACCGGTTCAACATATAGCAATGCACTTGTTAAAAGCCTATCAAACGTAAGCTCTGATACGTTGGCTGTAGCAAATGGTGGAACTGGTTTAACAACTGCACAGGTAGCAGCGCTTGGCACAGGATCGGCATTATTAATTGGTCACGGTGCAAGTGCAATGACTTTAATTAGGGATGTAGCTCAGGGTGATTTAAATAAAAAACCAGTATTATCAGCAAATGCTGGCGGCACCGGTTGGTCATATATAACTCAATCTGCACCAGCAGCAAATGCTGATGTTCAAGTATTCAGCACAGCTGGTTCATTTAATTGGTATAAACCAGCAAACACAAAAATGATTCGTGTTCTTGTTCAAGGTGCTGGTGGTGGTGGTGGAAGTGGTGCAAATAGAAATAGCTTAGTTGCTGCCCTTGGAGGTGCTGGAGGTGCCGCTGGTGCTTTCGTTGATTCGGGATTAGTTCTTATTGAAGACGGTTTCCTAACTGCTTCTGTTGTTGTTGGGTCTGGTGGTGCTGGTGGTGTTTATCCAGTAAGCGGAACTGCTGGATTTACTGGTTCTGCTGGTGGTCTAAGTTCATTTGGAAGCGCATTAGACGGTCAATATTTTGCTGCAAATGGTGGTTCTGGTGGTGGAAGCGGATCAATATCATCAGGTGTTATTTCAAGTGGTGGAGCTTCTGTTACAGCTTCATCAAATGTTTATGATAATATCGCATATAATAGTATCAGAGTTTTGAATTCAAGCCGTTCAGGATCAAACAATTCTACCACAGCTGGTATTTCTAATCCATACATATATACTGCTGGTACAACTTATTACAATAATGGTGGTGGAGCATCTGGCGGTAGTTTAGTCGCAGCAAACTTTATAACAAATTATGCCGGTGGCAATGGCGGAACGAATAGCATTAATAGCGGCTCTGCAACCTTCGGTCTTCATGATGCAAGAATAGCAATTTCTTCATCTGCAACTTCTTCAATTGGTAGTTTTACTTACCCACAAGATATATTTGTTGCATCTGGTGGTGGTGGAGGTGCAAGTGCAAAAGTTACAGAAACTTTTGATAGTGGAACATATGCATTATATCACGCAAATTTAGATAATCCAACAAGAGATAATTCAATATATCGTCAATCTGTTTTATCGGGATCGGCTACGGGTGTTAAAATTATATCAACTGGTTCGCTAGTGATACCACAATTAAGCGGATCTGGCTGGAGTGATGGTGTTGTTTCAAGTTCTGCGTGGAATAATACCGTAGGCACTGCTTCAAGTTTGTATTTTAGTCCTGGATATAATGCAGGAACAGCTCCTTGGTCCGTAGAAAGCTGGTTTTATTTAAATAACACTGGTAGCGGTGGTGGCACATCTTGTTATTTACTTGGTGCCGGTTATAACGGTGTATCGCTTGGTTGTCTTCTTGGAATTAGTTCATCCCTTGGTGTTCCAAAGTTAAGAATTTGGTCAAATGGAGCTGATAATATAACTACTTCTTCAATTAAAATGCCAATCAACGAATGGTGTCATATCCTATTACAAAAATCAGGATCAAACGTACAAGCATATATAAATGGAACATCATCTTTAAATGTTGTTTTAAACCCAACAGTAAATGGTACTTTTGGTTATAGCCTCACGCTGAACTCGACGGCCGGAGCTGGAGCATACAACTTCAACGGATATGCAAAAGAGTTTAGACATTTAAACAGAGCACAGTCATTAACAGAAATTCAGACAAACTATACAAATGTTATAACTAATATATCTGGTCCTTATAACGATATTTCATTCGTAAACGAATATCGCGGTGGCCTTGGTGGCAATGGTGCTTGGGGAAGTGGTGGTGGCGGTGGTGGTGCTTCAACAAACTATACCGGTTCACAAGTTCAACAAGGCGGTAATGGCGGCGATGGTTATGTTGCAGTTATAAGTTATAAAGATTTCTAACACTAGGAGATAAACAAACAAATGGCAATTAAAAATATATTAGTATCAAGTGGTGATGGAAAGGTTCAAGAAATAGCCGCTGGCGTCGATGGCGCACAGTTATCAGCATCATTACTAACAATCAACACTGCGTCATTTACGGGTGTTAATAATGGTATAATTCAAGTTGTTAATGGTCGTATTGAAACAATCACTGGCTCTGGTAACAATTACAAAATCAACTATGACACAACAACCGGTAAATTTATTGCTGAGAGTGACACAACTGGAAGTCTTGGTGGTGATTTGTCTGGTGGTTCAAGTGCAGCAAGGGTTAAGAGTGTTGCAAACGTAACAACTGGTATTCTGTCCGCATCATATGGCGGAACTGGCACAGGCAGTTTCACAGAAGGTGCACTTGCAACAAGTAATGGTGATGGTCCAATTTATACTGGAAACGGTAATAAAGTTCTTGCTGTTGGATCGGATGGTAATTACACTTTTGCTGATCCAAGTATGCTGGACTTTACTCCAATGACCGGTACAGTCGTACATTTATATACAGGTTCAGTTGGTGCTCAACAAACATTCACTTGGACAAAACCTGTTGGTGCAAGATTTGTTAGAGTTATTTGCCAAGGTGGTGGTGGAGGTGGCGGCTGCGGCAACGGCGATGATGGCGCTGGAATTGGACACGGTGGATGCGGTGGCGGTGGGGGAGGATACTCGGATGTTACTTTTAATGCTCTTTCAATTTCAGAAACTGTCATTATTACTGCCGGTTCTGGTGGATTAAGTGGCTTAGGAACAGCGAATTCTAAGTCCATTGCTAGATATTCTTCCGCTGGAGGCTCTTCATCGTTTGGTGGTTATATTTTTTCTGGAGGCGGCGGTGCAGGGCCAACACCGGCTTATAATTCAAATACCCTATATGCAGGTGGAGCAGGCGGCGGCGGAATGACTACTGATGGCGGGAGCGGTGGAAATATTCCGGGGCAGGGCAGCGTCTCGACTGATGGCGTCAGTGTTGCAATAGGCGCACCAGGCGGTGGTGCAGGTGCAAATAGGCCCAGCAATCTTGGCCGAACTGGGGGTTCTATTACTGGGTATATAGCAGGACCAATTGGAGGCTCTGCTGGAACTGCTGCCGTTTTAGCGGGAAATGGAAATGCTCCAGGAACTTTAAAATATTTAAATTTTTTTAATCTGTTTATAAATGACATACAGTCTTTCTCCATGCCTAATCTAATGTGTGCTGGTGGAGCGGGCGGCGGCGGGAGACAAGGCCCCTCCACAATCGGCTCGGCGCCTCTTTCTCCTTGGAAAGCAGGCGATGGCTCATCTGCTACATTTGGTGCCGGTGGCGGCGGCGGTGGAAGATGGGATAGCGCTTATACTGCACCTGGTGGAGATGGTGGTAATGGTGGTGTTGGTTACGTTCTCATCATCTGTTACTAATCCCCAGAACTAATTATATAATAGGGATATTTTTAAAATTTAGAAGGGAAGTGATAACTGATTAATATATAACAGGCCCATAATGGGCAAGGAAACTTAATGGGATGGCTAACATCTTCAATAATATTAAAGTTTTAACAGAGCTAGAAGTTAAAAATACGGCAACAATGAAGGAAGGTCTTATTGTTTCCGGCAGTCACAGTGGATCAACTGGTCTAACAGTCAAGAATGATGCAATAATTGAAGGACAACTTACTGTTGGCGGCAACGTAGTAAACACAGGATATGCACAAGTTGGTGCATTAGTTGTTGATGGTGTAACCGACATCAGTGGTTCATTGATTGTAACAGGTAGCGGGTATATAACAGAAGGTCTTGATATAACTGGCGGTGGCTTAGATGTAACTGGTGTTGCAACATTCAATAATGCAATTAGCGGCGCTGCAAGTTTAGATATAGTTGGTAACATAAAAGCCTCTGGTGACGTATCTGGTAGCACGGGTCACTTCTCTAATTTAACAGCCGACGCACTAAATGTCAACTCCCTATACCTACCAGGACAATTTGGTGTATCTGGTTCTGCACAATTAGGTCAAAATAACAGCTCTATTATCACCATAGCCGGTCAAGTATCAGCATCAGCTGGTATTGAAGTTACAACCGGTGGATTCAATGCTGCAAACGGTACAGGTTATAAACTAAAAGGTGAAGAAGCACTAAAAGCAAATGGTAATAAATTCATACTACAAAGCGGCTCACTTAACAAGATACATTTAGGTGATCTTGGTTACGGCGGTGGTATGGCCGGTAATCAAGGTATCAAAGTATTTTCAAAAGATGCAACAGCAGTTGTTGGTCCAAGACTATTTGCTTCATTAAGCGATGGTACAGCAAACCAACTTGATATAACAGCTTCATACAGCAAACTATATAGCACAGCTGGTGATGTGTTATTAAGTGGTTCAAGTGGTATCTATGCCGAAAGCAACCTAGTTGTTGAAAAACAATTAAAACTATCAGGTAGTGCAGACTTCAAGAACATATCATCAGTAACACGCGATGGAAACGGTTTATATGATGTTGCAGCGGCTATTAGCGCTCTTGATGATGTTATCAATACCGAAGACCGCAACTATGGCAAGATGCGTTTTGCTAAAAGCGGATCATTAAATGGCTCAACAGTATCGTTTAACTTAGTAGATGAAGGTGCCGACTCTGTATTTTTCGGAATAGCTCAAATAAACTACCTAGTAGCAGATGTTATGGTACGTATATCATCAACAGAAGCGTGGACAAACGATCTAACCTCAGTTCAAATATACAATAACGAAGGTATTATATCAGTAGATCTAGATGTTCCAGCGGCAGAAGCAGGCTGGGAGTACCGTATGATCATCGTTAACGAAAACGGTGAAATGTTTATATAGTTAATTTCTAATCTACTGTATAATTAAGGGAGCAGCGGGTTGATCCTGCTGCTCCTTTAATATTTTGGTGAGTTTATGAAAAGAAAAGTAACATATCTTGTAAAATACATGGATCATATAATAAAAGAAATACTGATTCACACAAAAGATATGAAAAGTCAAGCTCAGTTGTTAAAAAATCGTCAATATTTGATAGATGCCGTTGAAAAACTTGAAAAAAAATATGATAATATTATATCAGATATACAAAATGATATAGAAAGCGTGGACGAAGATGAAATATAGTTTTAATTTTTTACAAGTAACAAACTGGTTGTATGTTTGCAGAGAAAATATCAAAAAAATACGTGATCAGGTGTTAAAAGAGGAGCTTACTAAAGAAAAAGCACTTGAAATGTTAATAAATGAGAAACGCCGTATATCCACTCTTAAAGATATACTTAACCGTAAAGTTAGGTTACATGGTATATCAAATGATTTTCTTAAAAACCTTAAAGAAATCAAGAAAGAATATGGTGTCGAAGACTAAATTTGACACTATTTAGGGTAATAAAGAGTAAGGAGCGGTAGTATGGCCGTCAAGCCAGTTAAAGTTTTGACAGATCTGCTTACTAAAAAGCAGATTCTAAAACAAGATCTAGAAGGAAATATACTTTTTAGAGTATCCGGATCGTTAAATAACGGTGTGGTTAGTTCTTCATTACCTATAACTGGGTCTGGCGGTCTTTTCTACAATTTAAATACTAAAACTAATACAGTTTTTGATAATATTAACGTAATAACCGGTTCTACTACCGGTGTTTATAATGTAGACCAAGCATTTCACGCTGTAGATACTGCTATAACAGATGTTAAGAATTTGATCGCTGGTGAGGATTCACAGGCGTCATCGGCGTATAAACGTTTACGGTACAAAGAGGTAGGATTTTTTAGTAGTGATGGCACTGCCGAAATCGTATTACCAAAAACTCAACTAGGGTCACCAGCATTTCCCGTATCATCAATGGATTTTGTTAATTTATCAGTTATGGTCAAAGATGGAGACGCTTGGACCAATGATTTATTATCAATAAATATAGTAAGCGGCGGTGTTGGTGACGACGAAATACATGTACTATTAGATGCACCAGCGCTATCCGACACAGATCAGTATAGAATACTAGCAATTAATGAAAATCCAGATGATTATCTGGTATAAGGTTACATAAACTATGCCTAATTTCCCATCAATATATTTAGAATTACAAGAACTTTGGAAAAGAATACGTGGTATTGAAAATACCGGCGCTAAACCTATTGGTGCAGCGGGTGGAGTGTTGAGCGGTTCTTACCCTAACCCAGAAGCATTACAGGCTGATTCGTCTGGATATATACCGGTAACCTCTGATGTATCTGTTGTTAGTATAAGATCAGTATCCCCTAATAATACACATTTTGGTATAAGCGCCATAGATAAAACTTCTGGTCACGGTACACATTTAGAATTTGTTGCTGGGGATGGAGATCAAGACGGTGGTGATATAATTCTTGACGCTGGTGATGGTACTTCTGGAAACGGAGGTACAATAAGATTAAGGGCCGGGGAGGGAGAGTTTGGTGGAGATGTTGTTCTAATAGGTGGCGTGTCAAATAGTGGACACCATCACGGCAGAACTCTTTTATATTCTGGTCCTCATGTGGCCAGCGATGCAGCATCTCTAATCAGTTTAGAAGGACCGGATTTAAGTTTTGTAAGCGGTGGTAATGTTGAAATATATTCCGGTATGGGTACAAGCGAAGAGGGAAGCATAACAATTGCCACAAAACGTAATGATGATGATACTTGTTCAAAAATAGTAATGTCTGGCAGTAGATTAAATTATGGCTCTAATATGTTATTAAATTCTGGGCAGGGTGCTACGCAAGGAGGTAATATTACTATTAAAGCTGGGGATAGCGTGGTGTTTGGCGGTAATGTAATTATAACTGCCGGTACGTCTTCTTTCCCAGAAGATACGGGTGATGTATTTATTTCTGGTTCATCCATAAAACTTTTAACACTCGTTGGAACTGATAGTAACAATAATATAATATTTGATAATGGAAAAGGTATTGATTTTTCTAATTACACAGGATCTGATCCAGACAACGGCTACGCAGGTGTTAGCGGCTCATCTGCTACTACACAAGTCTTAAAAGATTACGAAGAAGGATTATGGACACCAGAATTTGTAAATGATAGTGATACTGGTAGCTTTAATCACACCATTCAACAAGGAAACTATACCAAGATTGGTAATGTAGTCTATTACAATAGTATAATTCAAGGAAATGGTCCTAATACAAACACTGGTGAGCTACGCATTAAAGGTTTGCCCTTTACTGCTAAAAATCAAGCAGTAAATTATACAGCTGGTAATATATCATATATAGGACCACTAACTGTAAGTACGCACGTTTCATATACAACAGAAGTTGAAAAAAATACAGGTTGGTTAAAAATATTAACATCTAATTCTGGTGACGCAGGTCACACTACCCCTATGCCATGTACTGATATAGTGGCTTTTCCTAGTAGTTCTAAGATAACTTTTTCTGGATTTTATTTTGCAGATTAAGTAATGCTTTATTGAAAAGAAAATATAATATGATTCTCGGATTAGACATAAGTACTTCTATAACTGGTTTTACGGTATTAAATGAAGATGGGACCATTCTTCATAATGAAGCTATAATACTAACTTCTAAAAAATTAGAAACATTTATAGAAAAAACAGAAGCAGTTAAGAAAAGATTTGTAGAACTTAAGTACTTATATAACATAAAGAAGATATATATAGAACAAAGTCTTAGCGCATTCCGTCCCGGCTTGTCAAGCGCTCAAGTAATTTTAACGTTAGGACGCTTCAACGGAATTGTTAGCTGGATTTGCTATGAAACATTTGGTATAGTACCAGAGTATATTGGTGCAACAACAGCGCGTAAAGCGGTTGGAATAAAAGTTGAAAAAGGTGCAAACGCTAAAGAAGTTGTTCTTAAACATCTACTTGACAACGTACCTGACTTCAAAGTAGAGTACACCCCGAAAGGTAACGTAAAGCCTGGAGTTTATGACAGGGCTGATTCATGGGTTATGGCCCGTGCGGGGTTCTTACAATGTCAGAAAGTAAAAAGCTAGATATCTTAAGAGATGTTCTTGGCAGCTACAGTAGAGCAGGCAACGAATATCTTTTTAAATGTCCTTTCTGTACTCACCATAAAAAGAAACTCTCTGTTAACTTAAACAAAGATAAATTTAAGTGCTGGATTTGTGAACGTGCTGGTAGCATTCACCGACTAGTACGCCGCCTTGGGAGCTTCCTACAGCAGCAAAAATGGAAAGAACTAACAGGAATTGTTGAAGTCTCAGAATTTGAAAAAATTATATTAGACCAGCAATTAACACAAGAAGTTGAAGAAGAACAATTAGTACCATTACCACAAGAATTTAATTCCTTGTGTAATATAAATACTTCACTAGTATCAACACAGGCGTTAAATTATCTAAGCAAACGTGGGATCGATAAATATGATATTCTGCGTTGGAAGATTGGTTATTGCTCGTCTGGAAAATATGCTGGTAGGGTGATTGTTCCAAGCTTTAATGAAGATGGTAAGGTTAATTACTTTATTGCCCGCTCCTATGATGGTAATTGGCGCAAATATCTAAACCCACCAGATAGCAAAGACATTATATTTAATGAGTTGTACATTGATTGGGAAGATGATATTGTATTAACAGAAGGAGTATTTGATGCCATCAAAATTCCTAATTCAATACCAATCTTGGGATCTACTCTAAGAGAAAATTCAAAGCTGTTCCAAAACATCATCAAGCACGACCCAGCAGTCTATATGTCTTTAGATCCAGACGCAGAAACAAAAGAATTCAAAATGATTGAATCATTGCTAAAATATGGAGTTGAAGTATATAAGGTTGAAATTAAACCATTTAAAGATGCTGGTGAGATGAGCAAACAGGAATTTATGGAACGCAAGAAAAAAGCCACTCTTATTAAAAATACAGACTATTTATTGTTAGATAAAATTCTATCTATCTGAGGAAATATAATGAAAAAACTAAATGAAGATGTTATTCGCAAACTTATCATAGAAACTCTTGAAGAACAATTTGTTGATGAAGGTCGTAAGAAGGCAGTTGAAGAAGTTGACGAGCCACTTCAAAATCCAGAAGCCGACGTAACTCCAGGCATGGAAGCAGAGCCACAACCACAAGATTTTGGATTAGATCCAGAACAATTTAACGCTGCTCTTGAAGCTGTTAACAGCGGCGATAAGATGAAAGAATTAGGTGGTTGGTCAGTTCTAGGAAACATTGCTGACAAAATCAAAACAATTATAAAAGAAAAAGAAGGACAAGTGAAGTAGCTTGAACTAATACTTTAGAAGTGTTATAGTAGCCCTGAGAAATCGGGGCTATTTTTTTATTTGAGGTATAGATGCACCGCATAATGCAAGTCAGCGACACACACATTCTTACAAACAAGCGTCACGATGAATATCGTGAAGTGTTTTCTAAGATATATGAACTAGCACGTGAACAAAAAGTTACACATATTGTACATACTGGTGATCTTTTTCATTCAAAACTACAATTAACACCAGAATGTGTTGCGTTAGCAGTTGAATTTCTGCGTAACCTATCAGAAATCGCACCTGTTTATATGATATGTGGCAATCATGATTGCTCACTTAGATCAACTAAGAGACTTGATTCTATAACTCCTATTATAGACGCTATTAAAAGTGATAGAATTCACTACTTTAGAAAGTCCGGTGAGTATAATTTTGGAGATATAACGTTTGGAGCATTCTCAATGCTCGATCCAGACAACTATCCAAGACCAAGTGATCATTCAAAGATTAATATAGCTCTTTATCATGGTTCTATAAGTGGGGTTATGACTGATTCTGGCTATGTCATTAGTCACGGTGACTGTGACGTTGAGATATTTAGAGGCTATGATTACGGTCTTCTTGGCGATATTCATCTTTCCAACCAAAAAGTAGATGACGAAGGCAAGATCCGATATCCAGGTTCTACAATTCAACAGAACTTTGGTGAAAGTAATGATAAGGGCGTATTAATTTGGGATATACATGATAAAAATACGTTTGAATGTAAGCATTATGCATTTAAATGCCCAAAACCATTTATAACTCTTGATCTAGACAGCGAAGGACGTTTTGATGAATGGCTAAAGCTACCAGTTGGGTCACGTATCAGACTAAATACCTTTTACAACCTAACTGCGGATAGGGTTAAAAACGCCATAGATGCCGTTAAAACGCGTTTTAAGCCAGAGAGTGTAACTTTTGTCAGCAAAGCACTAACTAATAAAGAAAACCTTGAGAAAGTATCCAATCTCTCTCGCATTATGAATCTACGAGATGTATCAGTTCAAGAAGAACTGATTGCAGAATATCTCAAACAATATAATCCATCTACAGAGATGCTTGATGGGGTATATGAACTAAACCGCAAGTACAATTCTCAAGTAGAACACGGTGAAGATGTTGGCAGAAACATTAACTGGAGAATAAAATCTCTTGAGTGGGATAATTTGTTTAATTATGGAGAAGGTAATAGGATAGATTTTACAAAATTAAACGGAATTGTTGGAATTCTCGGTAAAAACTATTCTGGTAAATGCGTAGATGAAAAAACAGAAATTGAAGTTGAATATGATGAAAAAGAAATTATTGCAAATTTAGGATATTTACCTGATTTCTTAAAATAAATTTTCCTGGGTAATTCATCTCCAGTGTGCCATTTACATGAGGAGATGAAAAATGAAATACTTAAATTGTATAGATTGTAAGAAAGAAAAAGTTAATATTAAAAAATAATTTTAATTGTTTTATGTCTAATAATATAGAGTTAATAAAAAAAAGGATTTTACATGAAAAAGAAAATAACAATAGCGCAAGCTTATAAACTGTTTAATCTTTCTAGAGACATAAATATAAAAGTATTAACTCCTTATGGATATAAAAAAATCTTATGGTGTGACATAACTTCAAAAAATAGCACTGTTGTCAGAACAACGTTAGAAAACGGATGCTTTTTAGAATCCTCACCGGAACATCTACTTAAAATTAATAATAAAGATTTTAAAAAAATTATAGATTTAAAGCCAAACGATTGCGTACTAACATTTGATGGTAAAAGTAAGATAGTTTCTCAAGAAATTTTGAAACATAAAAAAGATCTATATGATATAGAAGTAGAAGATGTGCATCAATATTTTTCAAATGGAATAGTATCGCATAATTCTTCAGCAGGAATAGATACTCTCTTATATACTATTTTTAATACTACTTCTAAAAATAATCGCAAAAACTTAAATATCATCAATCAAAACCGTGAACGCGGTCGCGGAAAAGTAGTTATTGATATTGATGGAAATGAATATACTATCGAAAGAACATCAGAAAAGTATACTAAAAAAAGTAAAGGTGTTGAAATAACAGAAGCAAAGACCGATGTTGAGTTTACTGGTATTGATGAATCAACTTTAACTGGTCTTGATCGTAGTGACACAGATAAAATTATTCGTAAGTATCTGGGCACCGTAGACGACTTTATGTTAACTTCTGCTGCAACACAATTTTCAGCACAATCGTTTATTTCAGAAGGTTCTACAAATCGCAAAGCAATTCTTGCTAAATTCCTTGATCTAGATCTTTTTGAAGCAAAATTCAAAGCAGCTAAATCAGAAGTAGCAGCTACTAAAGTGTTACTCAAGAAGCTAGAAACTATTGATTACGAGAAAGAAATTAATGAAACAAAGGAATTAATAAAACTATCAGAAAAAAATATCGAATCTGCAAATCAAGAATTATTAGTTGTAAGTGATGAATTAAATAAAAACAGACAAGAACTATTCTCAGTACAAAGTCAAATTAAGATTCTTGAAAAAGATAATACTAAACTAACTGATCTTCTCAAAAACAAAGATGGTTATAGCCAAGCAATAAAAATTCTAAATGATAGAATAATTCAATGTGAATCTGAAATAAATAAATTAACCATGGAGTTATCTGGTCTACAACCAGATCTATCTGTTAACATTGAAGAACTATTATCAAATAAATCAAAAATAGATGCTAACTCTAAAACACTTGATGAACTTAGAGGTGAGCATGCACTTGTAAAACAACAAAATAATACCCTTAAGGAAAGAATTAAATTACTATCTGAGGTTCCTTGCGGTACACAGTTTCCTAATTGTAAATTTATCAACAACGCACATACAGCTAATGATAAAAAACCACAATCTGATAAAAAATTAATTAAAATTAATGCAGGTATAGACAAGTTATTAAAAGAACAAGCCGAACTAGACGCTGAGTCTGTATCTAAAAAGATAGACAGATACAATACAGCTTTATCTGTTCAACAAAAAATTAATAATTCAATAAAAGAAATTGAAGCTAGCATAGAAAAATGGAAGTATAAACTAGAGATTGGCGAAGAATCGCTAGAAAAAACTATTAAGGAACTTGTTGAGTTCAACAACTCAGACTCTGATAAGGATGTTTATGATACCCTTGTTAAATCAGAACGTGAAATCAAACTGGCTATAAACAGTTTGGAAATGAATTATAGTGGTATTCAACAAAAAGTTACTAATCTATACAAAGAAAGCGGTTATCTTGTATCAAAGTTAGAAACACTTGAAGAACAAAAGCAAGAATTAGCTGAAAAACGAGCAGAATTTGGTGTATATGATCTGTTCTTGAAATGTATGCATCCAAACGGGATCTCATATCAAGTAATTAAAAATAAACTACCAGTAATAAACGAAGAAATAAATAAAATATTAGCAAATGTTGTAGAATTTGAGGTTTATCTATTGAATGATGATGATAAACTTGATATAATGATTAAACATCCAAAACACGAAGCTAGACCATTGGAGATGGGAAGTGGAGCAGAAAAATCATTAGCCTCAATAGCAATAAGATTAGCGTTTTTACAAGTTACAAGTTTACCAAAATCGGATTTTATAATTTTAGATGAACCAGGCACAAGCCTTGACCCAGATAACTTATCTGGATTTATCCGTATCTTGGATCTAATTAAGTCATACTTTAAGACAGTAATCCTAATCAGCCATTTAGATGTTCTTAAAGATGCAGTAGATGTTCAGATCACGATTGACCGCAGAGGCGACTATGCTTATGTCAACCAATAGAGGAAATAAAATGGAACTAGATGAAGATACAAAAAAAGATATTAAAGAACAAATCGTTGAAGAAATTAAAAAACCAAATAATTCACGTGGAGTTCTTGATATCGTAACTGAAAAAGCAATTTCAAGAAAATTACTAGTATGGCTAGTATCAACAGTCATGCTTGGACTGGGTAAATTAACACCTGATGAGTGGACAGCTATCTCATTAGGTTACGTTGGAATTGAAGGCATAGCTGATATAGCCATTAAATGGAAGGGAGCTAATAAAAATGTGGTCTAAAACTTGGGAAAAAATTAAAAAGGTATTTGTTGCATTAGGGCTTTTTATAGCTGGCTTTTTCTTAATAAAGCGCGGCATAGACGCTGGCCAATTGGCTGACGTTAAGGATAAAGAAAAAGCCAAGAACGATGCACTAAAAAGCAAATCCGAGCTAGAAGTTGAGAAAGAGAAAACAAAAATCAACAAAAAGTATAACGAAAAACAAAAAAAAGCAGCAGAAGATTTAAAAAAAAAGTCGAAATCCTCAAAAACCAAACCGAAGAAGAACGAAAAGAACTTGAAAAAGTTGCCAAAGAAGACCCAGAAGAGTTCGCGAAAATCCTCGAAGAAAGGTTCAAAATAAAATATAGGAAATAGTCATGTTGTATAAAAAAATTGTAGCTTTATTCCTACTAGTATTTCTAGTGGGTCAACCATCTATTGCTGAAGAAAAATTACCTGGGTTTACATCAGTAAAAGCTGGTGATAAAGCTCCATTTGCAGGATTTTTATTTACTTCTGAAGCTATAACTAAAATATATACTACTACTGAAGAGGAAAAAAAGGAATTAGAATTACAGCATACTGCTGAGGTTAGTTCTTTAAATTTAGAAATACAAAGACAAATAGAATTAAAGATATCAGAAATAGCAATTAAAAATAAATTTATAGAAGACTTAACTAAAAACAAAGATACAGAAATAAATAATAGAGAGAAGATAATAAGAGACTTACAAGAAGAAAATACGGCCAATAAATTCTTTATAGCTGGTTCTTTTATTGCCGGAATATTATTGACAGGTACTATTTTTTATATTGCATCAGGAATTTCTAAATGAAGAAAGACTTAAATTATATTGCGTCTTTAGAAAAAGCAATCTCAGAAAAATACGGCGAAATTTCAGTAATTAATCCAAAATCTTTATGGAATGAAGAAAAAGAAAAAGAATATTTAGAGCAATCTAAACAAAAGATGATATTAGAGTCCAGAAACAGTAAAGAAGAAAATACTATTGAATTAGATGGGTTTTTAATGCCAAAGAAACTAATTAATAGTGTTCAGAAGAGGAAATGTGAATATTGCGACACATATTCTTTTAACAGAGAAGATGATTTATATTTTTCAAAATACGAAACTTGTCGCAAGTGTTATGTAAAATACATAGAAGATAGGGAACAACGCTGGAAGCAAGGTTGGCGTCCAAATAAATCGGAGTAAATATAATGGCTTTATCAGTATATGAAGTAGTTCAAGGAATTTCTCAAGCAATTCATAATGTACATCACGGTGC